TATCATTTGGCGGTTTATTTCCTATTTTAGATATATGGATAACTGCGCCGCTTTCTTTTTGAACGGTCGCTACCTCATAATCAAATCTAACATCTGGTATAATTGGAAAAATCTTTTCTTTACTGTTTTTGATTTTATCAATAATCAAATCTGCCCAAATTGTTTCTCCATGTAGTCTTTTCATTGTTTCCCCATGACAAACTAATATATCTCTAACAATCTTCTTTTCTTCGGTATTTTCCGTATATGGACTGATCCCGTAATTATCATTACATATGTCTTTTACCTGCCATTTAATTTGATCAGCAAAAGAAAGAATTTTTACTTCTACGTCCATGTTTTTAGAAATTATATCTGACAAGTGCTTTGCCAACGTATCCTTTCCTGCTCTAGCTAATCCTCCAATTCCAATCATTTTGATAAATAGTTTATTATTTTATTTAAAGACTTTGAGTTTTCGTGCATTCCCATATCTGCAAATATTTTATCTATTCTAAACAGAATATCGGAATCTTCCATTTTTTCTTCAATTTTCTTTATCCTCATGCAAGGGGAAATCTGCGCATCTTCTTTTAATTGATCGATAACGCACTTTAATGCTTTTCTAGATGCTGAATTCTCGCAACTTGCCTTAACAACCGTAAACCAATCTGCTGAGGTACATAAATAAAAACTATCTTTTGAGTCTTCCAACTTAATCATATTTTCACTAATATGTACTGTTAAAAGCAAAAGTCAAGAAAAAAGAATCTTTTTCTTATTTTTTTATATATTTATTAAATATCTTATAAGTATTTTATATATTTATAATGTATATATTACTCGTCAACTCACTCCGTTCGTTAACTCGTAATCTACTTAATTTTACATCGAATACACGAAAAGTCAAGTAAAAAAAACTTTTTTATTTAATACGAAAAAAAAGATTGACTTTTGAATATGACGGTGTAAATTTATTGGTATATGTTATTCGAAGAGCAAATATCAAGGAAGCCAAATCTTTATCCGTGGACGGATGATTTTGTAAACGCCATGCACAATGGGTTCTGGACAGACAAAGAATTTAATTTTCAGTCAGATGTCCAAGATTTTAAGGTAAACTTAAACGATAAAGAGAGAGAAATAATCAAAAGAACTCTTTCTGCTATTGGTCAAGTTGAAGTTTCTGTAAAGAAATTTTGGGCCAACCTAGGCGATCATCTACCACACCCAGGCATTACCGATCTTGGATACGTCATGGCAAATATTGAGGTTATCCATAATAATGCTTATGAGAGACTACTTAGCGTTTTGGAGCTTGAGGATGTTTTTGAAGAAAATTTAAAATTACCCATAATTAAAGGAAGGGTAGACTATCTCAAAAAATATCTAGAAAAATGCTACAAAGATGATAAAAAACAATACATCTACTCAATGATCCTTTTCACATTGTTTGTTGAGAATGTTTCTCTATTTAGCCAGTTCTATATTATTAATTGGTTCAATAGATTTGACAATGTGCTTAAAGACACCGCCCAGCAAGTAGCTTACACAAGTCGTGAAGAAAATATCCACGGACTAGTTGGAACTAAAATCTTAAATACACTAAGAGAAGAATATCCAGACCTCTTTAATGCCGACCTACCTTATAGACTAAAAGAAGAAGCTCAATGCGCGTTTGATGCAGAAGCAAATATTATCGATTGGATACTTGGCGATTACGACAGAGAAGGTTTAAACGCTGGCATTTTAAAAGAATTTATTAAAAACAGACTCAATGAGTCTTTGGAACAAATTGGCTTTGAACCTGTTTTTGATGTTGACAAAGATAAAATAAACCTTACTATATGGTTTGATGAAGATGTATTAGGCAATTCCGCCACGGACTTCTTCTTCAAGCGTCCTGTCGAATATTCGAAAAAGGACAAATCATTTGACGAAGACGATTTATTTTAATTATGGATTATTTAGAAGCGATATTACAAAAACTAATTGGCCAAAAGGCTATAGAAACACAAGATTTAATGGTATACCTTAGCAACCCAGTTGGGGTTGGTGAGCACTCTGACATAGGTGAAGAGATAGAAAAAAAAGTATCTAAAATAGATCAACTCAATTCAAAAATTGAGACTATACGAGAATTGTTAAAAACATTAAATAAATAATATGGAATTAAAGGATTATTACTGGCTTAATAAAGATTCAAGAACTTTCCTTAAAAGGGGGTACTTGGAAAACGATGAAACCCCAGAAGAAAGAATAGCTACTATAGCTGATTCTGCCCAAAAAGCACTATCTATACCTGGATTCTCTGAAAAATTTCAGAGCTATATGGCTAAGGGTTGGTTTTCCCTTTCCTCTCCTATTTGGGCTAATTACGGGAAGAAAAGAGGCTTGCCTATTTCCTGCTTTGGTTCTTTTGTAGAAGACCAGATGGAAGAAATTTTAAAGAAAAGCACCGAGGTCGGAATGATGACTAAGGGTGGAGGAGGCACATCTGGATATTTTGGCGCTTTAAGGCCAAGGGGTGCTGATATAGGAAGCGGAGGTAAATCTAATGGGCCAGTCCATTTCCTGGAAATTTTTGAGACGATAGCAAATGTAGTTTCACAATCAAACGTTCGTAGGGGTAGCTTTGCTGCTTACTTGCCAGTAGAGCACCCAGACATTTTAGAATTCCTTCAAATTAGAGGTGATGGAAATCCCATACAAAATCTTTCTATAGGCGTAACCATAGGTGACGCTTGGATGAAAGAAATGCTTGCAGGGGACAAAGACAAGCGTAAAGTATGGGGCGCCATCATAAAGAAAAGATTTGAAAGTGGATATCCCTATGTTTTGTTTAAAAACGCTGTGAACAGAAATTCTCCAAAAGTCTACCAAGATAAGGGGTTGGAAATATATGCAAGTAATTTATGTTCTGAAATAGCTCTACATTCAAATAAAGACGAGTCTTTTGTTTGTAACTTATCTTCAATGAATTTACTTCATTATGACGAATGGAAAAATACAGACGCCGTAGAAACATTAACATATTTCTTGGATGCTGTTATGACGGAGTTTATTTCTAAATGCAAGGATTCCCCTTATATGGAAGCTCCTATGAATTTTGCAAAAAATCAAAGAGCTTTAGGTATAGGTGTTCTTGGATGGCACTCTGTACTTCAATCTAAAATGATTCCATTTGAATCAATGGAAGCTAAATTTTTAAATACAGAAATTCATAAGTTTATCCAAGAAAAGACTCAATATGCTACTGAGCAATTAGCTGAAGTTTATGGTGAACCACCTTTACTAAAAGGATACGGTAAGAGAAATGTCACTACAATGGCTATTGCACCTACAACTTCTAGTTCTTTTATTCTAGGTCAAGTTTCTCCAAGTATAGAACCGCTGAATAGTAATTATTTTGTAAAAGATCTAGCTAAAGGTAAGTTTACTTACAAAAATCCTTATTTAGAATCTTTACTGGAAGAAAAAGAGCAGAATACTCCAGCAATATGGAAAAAGATTTTAGTGAAAGGCGGTTCAGTAGAAAGTTTAGATTTTTTATCTGAAGAAGAAAAGTCTGTATTTAAAACATTTGGAGAGATTAGCCAAAAAGAAGTTATCATTCAAGCCGCTCAAAGACAAAAATTTATAGATCAAGCCCAAAGCTTAAACATTATGGTTCACCCCAAATCTTCCCCAAAGGACGTAAGTCAATTAATGATCTTTGCTTGGGAACAGGGAGTTAAAACACTATATTACCAAAGAGGCACCAATCCATCACAAGAATTAAGTAGAAATTTATTAGAATGCCAATCTTGCTCTGGTTAAGTGTAAATAAATAATATGGAGATAGATTTTTCAGATCAAATCAAAAGTAATTCAAGTCTTTGGGAAAATATTCGCAAAAAGAAAGAGCGTATTAAACAAGGTTCTAAAGAAAAAATGCGCAAGGTCGGAGACAAAGGTGCTCCAACAAAAGAACAAATAGAAAGAGCCAAAGGAGAAAAAAAAGCTATCGGCGAGAAGAAAGACTTCAAACCACATATGATGTATGATCCTAAAACGGGCAAAGGCTATGAAGCAAAAACCTACAAGGATCATTTAAAAATGAAAGACATGGGCTATACCCATGAAAATCCTAATAAAAAAGTGTAAATCTCCTTAATGTCTACACTAAACGAAGATAGGTTAACCCGAATAGAGGAGAAGGTTGATAAATTATCAGACGCTATTATCTCTATAGCCAGAGCTGAAGAAAAATTAATCCAGCTAGGCACTTTAACTGACGTATTGTTCAAAAAAATAGAGGACATGAACTCGAGGATGATGGAAATGGAAAGGTCAGTAGCTGAAACAAAAGCTTTTATGAACGGATTTAATAAAATTACTTGGGTTTTTGTTAGTGGATTATTGACGGCCGTAGCTGCCGCTGTAGTATATAAACTCTGGGGTTAAAATTTTTTTAAAAAAAGTGTAATACTATATATCATGGAACTAGATTTTTCAGAAGAACTCCAAGCTGATAGAGCAGGGCCCAAAAGTGCGGCTCAAACACCAGCTAAACCAGAAGAAAGAAAAGAAGGATCTTCTGTTAATGAGCCTGGTTCCGCTGCTGGCGCAATTACCTTTAGTGAAAAAGTCACAACAGCTCTCAAAAACAAAGTCAAAAAGCACAACGAAAAACACTCCAAAAAGGTAACTTTAGGAATGTTGAAAAAAATATATCGTAGAGGTGCGGGAGCCTTTTCCACTTCACATAGGCCTGGCCAAACCAGAGGAAGCTGGGCGATGGCTAGAGTCAATATGTTTCTAAAGATGGTTCGCGGCGGTAAGGTAAAAAAATCTTATAGAGCAGCAGATCAAGATGTAGCAAAAGCCTCAGAAGAAGAACTCTTTAATTTGGCAGATACATTTAATGAATGGAGCCCAGGAGACTTCTCAGAAGCCAGAGACATTTCAAATGTGGAATTTGCTTTAGCTAGAATCGACTTACTGGCCGTAGGCACAACTCCAACAGAAATGTTAGAGGGAGACGCGTCAGAAGATTTTATATCAGAAGCTAAAGAAAAAAAAACTTTAAACAAACCATTTAGACTACCAAGCGGCTCGAAAAAAAAGTTTGGAGTTTACGTTAAAAACGAAAAAGGTAATGTTGTTAAGGTAACCTTTGGCGATCCAAATATGGAAATAAAAAGAGACGACCCAGAACGTCGTAAATCATTTAGAGCTAGACATCAATGCGACACAAATCCTGGCCCTAAATATAAAGCTCGATATTGGTCTTGTAAACAATGGAGGGCTGGTAAAAAAGTAGAAGCATCTGAAGAGCTTGAATCTAATGCTTCACTTCTACTTATAAATCCTAAATTAGCTGAAGCCCCAACTATTCAAGAAGAAGAGTAGAATGACTGGCCATTTCGCTACTGGTTCTACATTATACCAAGAATTTTTGGCGGAAAGAGAAGAAATCTTAAAACACAAGTGGATTGAATCAGAAAAAGCTGGTGAAGATATAGGCTTTGAAAGAGCTTTGTTAACTTGGGTAACTGGCCACAGAACAGAGTGGAAATCTCATAGACGCGATTTAAAATAAAACCTAATGGAACAATTCTTAGGTTTAGTATATACAGTATGCTTTAGTACTTGCATTTGGCCGCAAATAATTAAAAGTGTAAAAACAAAAAAAGTAGAAGATGTTAGTATCTCTCTTTTTATTCTTTCTATTATCGGATATATATCCGCTATATCTTATACCATCCTAAGAGTAGGTTTTGATTTTTGGTGGTTGATAAATTACTGTTTAAGTTTATTATCAGCTATAATCATGGTTATATTGTGGTTTAGATATAAAAAATAGAAAATGAAAAAAGTTATTATTACTGGTGTTACTGGACAAGTCGGATCTTATATGGCTGACTTTTTATTAAAATTCACAGACCTAGAGGTTTATGGCGCAATCAGAAGACTGAGCGTCCCCAATCACAAAAATATAGAAAAAGCTAAGCTAAATCCAAAATTCAAACTTATTGAAATGGATCTTACTGATGAACATAGCATGTTCAGCACAATTCAAGAAATCAAACCAGATTACTTTATAAATTTTGCCGCCAACTCTTTTGTTGGCAACAGCTGGCACATGCCAGCGAATCACTTTGACGTAAACGCTTTGGGCGTCATGCGACAACTAGAAGCCATCCGCAAGATCTGCCCCCATTGTAAATATTATAATGCTGGGTCTTCCGAAGAGTTTGGAGATGTTATGTATAGCCCACAAGACCTTAATCATCCACCAAGACCCAGAAGCCCCTATGGAGCTTCAAAGGTTGCTGCCAGACAAATTGTTAAAGTCTGGAGAGACTCTTATAAGTTGTTTGCTATCCAAGGATATTTATTTAATCACGAATCAGAGCGTCGTGGAGAAGAGTTTGTTACGAGAAAAATTTCTATAAATGTAGCTAGAATCAAAAAAGAGTTAGCGGAAGGAAAAAAGCCAGAACCATTTGATTTAGGAAACATCGAAGCTAAGAGAGATTGGAGTCATGCATATGACTTTGTTAGAGCTGTCTGGTTAATGCTTAATGAAGATAAACCAAAGGATTATTTGCTAGCTTCTGGAGAAACTCATACAGTAAGAGAATTTGTAGAGAAGGCTTTTGAAGCCGCAGAAATTGAAACTCATTGGCATGAGGAAGATAATCCAATTGATACTAAATTGATACACAATGAAACTGGTTCTATTTTATTAAAAATTAATAAAGATTTTTATAGACCAGCTGAAGTCGAACTTTTGCTTGGTGACCCATCTGAAGCGCAAAAAGATTTACATTGGGAAAAAAGCGTTGACTTTTCTACATTAGTGCGTAGGATGGTTGACAATGACATTGAAGAAATTAACGCCACATAAAAGACGACAAGCCGTTATTGGCAAACTCGTTGATGTTCCATCTGCCCAAAAAAGGTTCTTCTGGGCCAGAGAAATGAAACTTCTAAAAGATTTAGAAACTAGATACTCTTTAGATTTTCTAGAAATTGTTACTTTTCCTAAGAAATATGATAGTTTAGCATACTTGGTATCTAAAGCCCTCAAAGAAACAATGGATAGAAAGTGGAGCAATTTTAACTTTAAAGTTGACTTTTCCAAATATGATCCTATTGTTTTAGGAGAAAAAACTGGAAAAGATTATATTCCCAGTGATAATAAACCAAAAAATACAAAAGATTTATTTAAATGAGCGATAAAGATTCAGAAATATTAGAAAAGTTCCTTAAAGACAAAAAAGGACAGCATTACAACTTCGAGGAAACCATTGACTACAAGGCATCTAGCGGGTCTCTTCAATTAGATTTAAACCTTAATGGTGGCTTTGGGCCAGGCTTACATAGGTTCGTCGGTATGAATGAGGGCGGCAAAACTTCAGCAGCTCTTGAGGTTATGAAGAATATGTTAAACACACAAGAACAAGGCAAAGGTTTCTATATTAAGGCGGAAGGTCGCCTTTCAAATGAGATGGTGGCTCGTTCTGGCGTCAAGTTTGTGTATGATGCAAAAGACTGGGTTTCTGGTACTTGTTTTGTGTTTGAAAGTAATATTTATGAGGTTGTGGTTGACGCTATCAAAACTTTAGTTGACCAAAACGAAGATAAGCAGCGCTACTGCTTTATATTAGACTCAGTTGATGGCTTAATATCTCAAGTAGATATTGATAAATCTTTTTATGATTCTAACAAAGTGGCGGGTGGCGCAGTTATCGCAGCCAACTTTATGAAGAGAATGTCTATTTCTCTTGCAAAAAGAGGCCACATGGCCATTTTTATTAGCCAAGTGAGGGCAGACATCAAGTTAGACCCCTACTCCAAGGCTCCAATACGTCAGACGTCAGCAACGGGAGGTAATGCACTTTTGCACTTTGCCAACTACATCATAGAGTTTGAGCCTCGATTTAAATCTGATATGATTTTACAAGACCCAACGAAGAAGCAACCAGACCCCAAGACTAATCCAATTATTGGACATTGGGCTAAAGCTACAATCAAAAAGTCTCCAAATGAGAAGACAAATAATACCATTCCTTATCCTATCAGATATGGCAGAACTGGTGGCAAGTCTGTTTGGGTAGAGAAGGAGCTAGTCGACTTATTGTATATGTGGGAGTTTGTCACGAAGAAGGGAGCTTGGATCACCATTGGGGAAGAGCTAAAAGAGCTTGTACAGGACGTTGTACAAGATTTACCAGAAAAAGTGCAAGGAGAAGCTAATTTATTTAAGATGGTAGAAGAAAACGAAGAGCTTTCTAAGTTTTTAATTAATTATTTTAAATCTAATATTGGTGAATTAGTTTGAAATTTCTTACCTTATACGGCAAAGAGAAGCCCCTTAGAAATCCACACAAGTATAAAATCAAGTGGAATGGAAAATGTCGTAGCAAATTCCAAGCAGAAGTAAGAAAATACTTATATAAGTATTGGAAATATGATGCTGTATATGAGGAATTTCGGGTTGTGGGGACTCAGCTTTCTTTAGATTTTTATAATCATAATAGAAAAATAGCGATTGAAGTACAAGGGGCCCAACATTTACAGTTTGTAAAACATTTTCATAAGACTAGAGCTAATTTTGTTCGTCAAATACGCAGGGATAATAAAAAATTAGAATTTTGTGAAATCAATAAAATTGAACTCTTAGAAATATATCCAGACGACAAATTATCAGAAGAATATTTTGCAAAGCTTTTAGGCTAAGTGTAAACATATAGTATGGCTGAACCAAAATTTAAAAAATTCATGTTGCCAGAAAAACTCATAAATGAGTTATATGAACTAACTGGCTCAAAAAATGCCTACAAGGGTTACATAATAGCATACTGTGGCGAAGATGGGACTCCAGTAGTATATTCTAGTTGTGATACCCAAATTACAGAAGCTGGGCTTATAAGATCTATAGAAAGTTATATAGCAGAGCATCTTGGAAATGGTCTAGAAGTAGAAGCAGAAGAATAAAGCTTGACAAAGCGAATCACACATGTATCATTGGTTAAATGATATATAGTCTAGAAATAGAAAAACAAGTACTTGCTGCTTTTATTCAAAAACCTAAAGTATTGGTAAATTTTATTCACCTTATAAGTGAATCTGATTTTTATGATTCTTCGCTTTTGCACAGAACGCTTTTTGCTGTTTTAAAAAAAGCCTGCGAGCAGGATGAATCTATTGATGAAATAGTTTTGGTCCAAAGAATAAAAGATCTTGGAATTAAATTTGAGGAAGATGTCTCCTTGATTGATTATGTTAGATCTTTATCTATGAGAAAAATACATTCCGAAGCTAAAGTTGAGTCTTCTATCAAGGAATTAAAAAAATACAGCGTCAGAAGAGAAATAAGTAAGACTGCTAAAAAAATAGGAGATTCAATGAAGCATATTTCTCCAGAAACATCTTATCTTAAAATTATCGAAAATGCTGATCAAATATATAATGATAAGATTAATTTATTTGAAGTTGGCGATGATACTCCGTCAAACATTTACGAAGAGATGGAAGCCTTTATCGAGGATCGTGGTAACAATCCAATTGATGAGTTTGGCATGATGGGGCCTCACCCAAAGATCAATGATATCTATGGCTCTCTTTTACGCCCAGGAAACATTACTGTCATTGTGGCCCGCTCTGGAGTAGGTAAGACTCAATTTTGTATGCATTACGCAACCCAAATTTCATCCAAGTATGATGTTCCAGTATTACACTTTGATAACGGAGAAATGAGTAAAGAAGAATTAATCATTAGACAATGCGCCTCTATCTCTGGAGTCGCATCACACTTGTTAGAAAGTGGTAAGTGGAGGCAGGCTGGCCCAGAGGTTGTATCTAAAGTTCGTTCTGTTTGGAGTAAAGTTAAAAAGCTACAGTTTTATTATTATAACGTTGGAGGCATGGACGTGGATTCTATGATTAACACGTTAAAACGATTTTATTACTCTAAGGTTGGCCGTGGAAACAAGATGGTATTTTCTTTTGACTATATTAAAACATCCTCAGAAAATAGTGCAAACAAAAGTGAGTGGCAAACAGTTGGCGAAATGGTAGACAAGTTTAAAAAGTGTATCCAAAAAGAAATACTAGAAGAGGGTAACCCAGTAATTCCAATGATTACATCAGTGCAATCAAATCGTAGCGGTATTACAACTAATCGCCAGAGCGCAAACATCATTGATGATGAGTCAATTGTATCTCTCTCTGACCGCATCACTCAATTCTGTTCTCATATGTTTATTTTACGTCAAAAAACAAACGATGAAGTTGCAGAAGAGGGTAATCAATTTGGTACACATAAACTTATTAATGTAAAATCTAGACACTTAGGTAAAGACATCGCTGGTGCAGTAGAGCCAGTTCAAGTTGACGATAATCTTCGTAAGAATTTTATCAATTTATCTTTTAAAAACTTTAACATTACAGAGTGCGGAGACTTAAGAGATATAGTGGCATTCAGAAATACTGGTGGAGATTTGATTTCTACAGAAACCCAAAGCCTTCCATCCTTCGAAGATCTATGAACCAATATCAACAATCCCTAGAGAAGCTTGGATACAATCTTCAAGACTGTGGTGGCCATTGGCGTAGTAGGGCTATATATAGAAATGGAAAAACAAACACTTCTCTTATAATATATAAAGACAGTGGAGTTTGGAAAGATTTTGGACTAGATAATCAAGCCAAACCTTTTAAAGCGTTAGTTAAAGAGACGCTCAAAACCGAAGACCCAAAAGTATTAAAAGAATACTATTCCGACACTCAAGAATCGTACGCCCCACCAAAACCCAAAGAAGAAAAAATAGAAATGGAAAAAATATATCCGCCATCATACTTGGATAAGTTATTGCCAATGAGAACTTTTTACGAAAAAAGGGGCATCTCACAAAAAACACAAGAAATTTTTAAGTGCGGTTATGCTGGTGGTGGCAAAATGTATAGACGTATGGTTTTCCCTATTTACGACTTAGACAATCAAATACATGGATTTTCTGGTAGGACAATTATAGAAGGGGATAATATTCCAAAATGGAAACATATGGGTCGCAAAACAAATTGGATTTACCCACACCATCTTTCGCACAACAATATAGAAAAATCGGGAGAGGTTATTCTAGTAGAAAGTATAGGCGACTGTATGGCTCTTTACGAAGCGGGATTTGAAAACGTATTAATGTTGGCGGGGTTAGACATTTCCAATAAGATGATTTCTTATTTAAATACATTTAATTTAGATAGCATTATTATCTCAACAAATAATGACAAAACCAAAAAAATAAATTCTGGAGCTTTGGCCTCTGTCAAGATTGTATCTAAGTTGTCGACTATATTCGACTTATCTTTGATTAAAGTAAACCCTCCTTTGTGTAACGATTTTGGAGATATGTTAGAATCCGATACTGGTACGTTAGATAATTTTAAACAATGGAACGGAAGAAAAGATAAGTGGTCTATGGGTGATGAAAAATTCCAAAAATATATACTCAAACAAATAAATCAGAATGACCAACTTAAAAAAAACATACACTGCAAAAAATTAATTAAAATTTTAAATGGAAGTTAAATTATCAGCAAGCCGTATAAAAACGGCCCAATCCTGTAGTTGGATATACTGGAATAAGTATAAACAAAAATTACCAGATACAAATAATGACGGGGCTCGTCGGGGAACAGTGTGCCATAATGTTTTTGAGTTTTTGTCAAAGCAAAAAACTAAGACCCATTTTAATAAAGTCGTAAAAGCAAAAGATCCATTCGCATCCAAAGCGGTAAAGGACTTAATTATGTCCGATGCTTCTGAGCTTGGTGTCACCGATGATGATAATATGAACCTCATCAAAGAGATGATACTTAATGGCTTAAATTGTAACTTCCATGGAGAAGATTTAGGTATACCAGATGAAGCTCATGCTGAGTTAGATTTTGACATAGAGCAAAACGGTTATCACATCCGTGGTTTTATTGACCAACTTTTTCTTTATAAAGATAAAAAGATTGCGATCATCCGTGACTACAAGACTAGCAAGAAAATGTTTGAGGGCAAAGAAAAAGAAGACAACCTTCAAGATTATATGTATTCCCTTGCGGTCAAAACTCTTTTTCCAGAATATGTAAACAGGACATCTGAATTTTTATTTTTAAAATTTAACTTAAAAAAGAACGGCTTGATGAAAATGAAAGCTATTGATGAAGACGATCTAGAGGGTTTTGAGTTGCAACTTAAATCAATTCAAGACTACCTAGAAAACTTTGACGAGAAAGATGCCGTATCTAATTTTGCCATAGATAAGGGTTTTCCAGATGATGGATCTTTTGGGGGCAGACTACAATGTGGTTTTGCTAAAGAAAAAGGACAACTCAAGAAAGACGGCACGTTAATGTGGCACTGTCCATATAAGTTTGATTTTTGGCATGTACAAATATTTGACAAAGACGGAGAATTTTCTTCTTCCTGCTTTCAAGATAATTTTAAAAAAAGCATGGTTCCAGACGGAGGTAGTCATGAAATAAAATACTATGAAGGTTGCCCCAAACACTTAAAATGAAGAGATATACAATAACAAAATCTCAAATAGAAAGAGCACAAAAATTATTTGATTTTAAAGAATTAAATAACAGCATCACTAAAGGCGAGGGCAATCTCGCGGGAGCTGTTGGGGAAATCATTGTAAAAGATGTCTATAAAGGCAAAGGAGAAAATACTTATGACTATGATACAATCATCAAGGATTACAAAATAGACATAAAAACTAAAAAATTCTCAGACCAATTTCATCCAAATGAAAACTGGAATCTCAATGTCTCAGACTATAACACAAAACAAAAATGTGACGCCTACTGTTTTGTTGGGGTAAATGAATCAAATACAATTGCCTATATTTATGGTTTTATGAAAAAGAAAGATTTTTACGATAAAGCTATATTTGGCAAAAAGGGACAAATAGACCCCAAGGGAAACGGTAAGTGGAAATTTAAATCAGACTGTTATAATATTTTAATTAAAGATTTATCAATATAAGTATTGACATTGGATCAATAAAACATATATTGATTATATGATCCCATTATTTAAATCTCACTTTTCTATAGGAAAAAGTATTTTGCGAGTAGATGATATTCTGTCCCTAACAGAAGGCTTAGAAGAAGTTTATTTCGTTGAAGATAGTATGACTGGCTTTCCAGAGGCTTTTAGAAAGTTCGGAGAAAGACTTAGATTTGGCTTAAGGTTTTCTATATTTAATGAAGACCAGAATGAAGAATCCGAAAGTAAGATGATAGCTTTCGCAAATGGAGATGCTGGAGCAAAAGAATTATATAATCTTTATACCGAACAATCTGATATTAAGATTACAAGACCTTGGGATTTTACAAAAAATATACAATACGCTGTACCTTTTTACGACTCTTTCTTGCATAAAAATTTAACAACTTTTTCTAACTGTGTTGTTGATTTGCCTTCCGATATTTTATTTATAATTGAAGATAACAATCTACCGTTTGACAGTTTAATTACTGATAGGATTTTATCTTACTGCAAAAATAACAAAAACGAAACAACTAACGCTAAATCTATATATTACGAAAATCGTGAAGATGCTTTAGCTTTTCAAACTTACAAATTAATTTGCAACCGCAGGATAGGTAGAACTTACGATTTATCAAACCCTGGACTAGACCATTTTGGCAGTAACGAATTTTGCTTTGAATCATGGAAGAATTACTCAGATATAATTTTAAACAGCGCTACGTAGTTTTTGATACGGAAACTGAGGGCTTGAATTTAATCGCCTCAAAACCTTGGCAAATAGCTTGGATTGAGTGCGAAGGTAAAAAGATTATTAAAAAACATAATCGGTTTATTAAGTGGGACGATTTAAATGTTTCTCCAGAAGCTGCACGGGTTACTGGATTTGACAAAGATCACTACGAATCGGTGGCAGAGGATCCTCTTGTTGTCTGGAAAGATTTTGAAAAAGTCTTATATGATGACAACAATCTTATTGTGGGTCAAAACATTCTTGGTTATGATATTTATATATTAAGCGTTTGGCTTCGAAATATTGGAAAAAAAATATCTCATGAAAATTACATTAATCGTTGCTTTGATACAAAAGCTGTAGCTATGGCAATTGCAAAGGATAACAAGAATCCAGACAAAGATGATTTAATTGCTTGGCAGTTAAGGTACTTAAATTATAGAGAGCGTGGGCTAAAAACAAATCAAAAATACTTATTAGAACATTATGGTATTGACTTTGATGAATCAAAGCTTCATGATGCATTATACGATATAGAAAAAAACTTCGAAATATTTCAAAAACAAATATGGGAATTAGAAATTTAAAATCATTTAATCAACCAATGCCAGTTGGCGTTCGTTTACCAGAAATCGAAGTTGACAGAAGGGTTTACTATCAATTAGACCTAGACCCCCAATCTTCTAACTACGATCTTCTAAGAGCGCTTTGTCTTAGAGGGGTAAAACAAAGAGGTATTGATAAGCTAGAAAACAAGCAAGAATACTATGATAGAGTAAAAATGGAACTTTCTGTTCTAAACGACCTTGGTTTTGTTGATTATATACTTTTAAATTGGGATATCCTTAATTATTGCCACGAAAATGAGATTCCAACTGGGCCAGGTCGAGGGTCTGCTGCTGGTTCTTTAGTATTATTTTTATTAAAAGTAACAAATGTTGACCCAATCAAGTATGATCTATTTTTTGAGCGATTTGTATCTAAGAGTAGGGCTAAAAAGACCGTTGTTGACGATATAACATACCTAGACGGCTCTTTGCTGGCTGATGTGGACAATGACATCAGTTATGACAGAAGAGCCCAGGTAATCAAATATATCGAAGATAAGCACAAGGGTAAGACATGTAAAATCCTAACACTCAACACATTGAGTAGCAAATTATGTGTAAAAGAGTGCGGTAAGATAGTGGGGCGCATGTCTGAGGACGATGTAAATATAGTCAGCAACCACATCCCCAAGCAGTTCGGTAAAGTTTATAAGTTAGATAAAGCATATGATGAAAGCGACAAATTTAAAGAATTTGCGGATAACAACGAAAAAATATATAAAATAGCAAAAAAATTAGAAGGATTAAACAAAAATACAGGAGTTCACCCATCTGGAATCGCCATTAGTTTCTATAATATTGAAGAAATTATGCCGATGCAAAAAACAAATGACGGCCATCTTATTTCAGCTTACGACATGAATGACGTAGCATCTTTGATGGTTAAATTTGATATTCTTGGCCTTAGAACCTTATCTGTTGTTAACGATACTTGTAAACAACTAGGAATAGAAATTAACGATATAGATGTAGAACTCCCAGAAATATATGAAAACTTCAAATTCATTGAGGCACCAAAAGGTTTATTCCAGATTGAAGCGGATACAAACTTTAAAGTATGTAAAAAAGTATCTCCAAGAAATCTGGATGAGCTCTCGGCAGTTGTTGCTATTGCTCGTCCTGGCGCACTCGATTACTTGGATACTTACAGCGATTATATCTCAACAGGAAATTTCCAATCCGTTAACAATTTTTTCGATGATATCTTATCTTATACTGGCGGTATTCCTTTATATCAAGAACAATTAATGAAGATGGCCGTAAAGGTTGGCTTTACTCTTGATGAATCAGAACAACTTAGACGTATTGTAGGTAAGAAAAAAGTAGATCAAATGCCAGCCTGGAAGGCTAAGATTGAACAAAAAGTAGAAGAAAATAATTTAGATAAAGAAGTGGGTGAAATTTTATGGAAAGTCGCCGAAGACTCCGCAAATTATTCATTCAATAAATCACACTCAATTAGTTATGCCATTTTAGCTGCAATAACAACCTATCTCAAATTTAAGTACCCCAAAGAGTTCTTCTTGTCATTACTCAAAATGACTAAACATGAACCAGATTCTCATGCAGAAATAGCTTTAATTAATCAAGAGTTTTGTCTATTTGATATGAATCTTTTACCGCCAGATCTATCAAGATCGGATATAGAATTTTCCATTGAAAACAAAAATATTAGATATGGATTAAATAGTATTAAAGGTGTTTCAGAAAAAACACTAGAAAATGTGGTTGAGTTTAATAAATCTCAAATGTCAGAACAGAATAAATATGATATATTTTTAAACGCTAAAGATGCTGGCATTAATATTGGAATTTTGTCTGGCTTGATACAAGGCGGTATGATGGACTCTTTTTGCGATAGATCAACTGGCGTTCCTAATCGTTGTAGGTTAGTTTTGGAAGCTCAATCATTTAATTTATTGACAGACAGGGAAAAAAGGAATTTCTGTAAATTAGGTTCTAAATTCGAATATGATATTTTAAATTCCATTGCGTCAGTTAAAAAAGAAAACTGGCCAGCAGATGACGGTAGACCAGTCATGAAAGACTCTAGATTCAAGACATTTAAAAGAGACTATGATAAGTATAGAAAAATTTACGACAAAAATAAAGGCCATTTAGTTTTTGCTAATTGGTTCTTCGAAAGAAAGTACCTTGGTTATAGCCACTCGTTAAAAATCAAAGACGTGTTTGGAAACTCTGGAGATCTTTACGATAGTTTAGAATTAAAATCTATACCAAATAACGACAGAGTTAAATTTGTTGGCGTAGTAACAGACTGCATTGCTAGAACTAGTAGGGCAGGCAATAAATACATGAGGGTAGAAATACAAGACGATTATGGTAAAGTTAATTTTATGCTTGCTAATAATCGAAGATCCGCCACCTTGGATAACTATTTGAATGATGGTGGCAAAAAACCCAAGGAAGAACAAATAGTTTTTGTTTACGGCAGCAAAGGTGAAGATATTATATTTGGTGAAAAAATAACAATACTAGATGAAAAGATTTATACAAAACTTTCTGAAATAAAATAATGGACTTTTCTAATTTTAACTTAACGCCTAGCGCAAAAGCTTCTTTAATTAATGCTCAAGAAATCGCTGACGACGCAGGGCATTTAAAAATCATTGACCTACATTTTATTTTTGCGATATTAGAGCAAGATAATATAAATATAGACAGCGCTTTAAGATTTTGTGACATAAGTAAAGAGGGTTTACAAAACGCTATTTTTTCTGCTATTATTGCTTACAATGAACCACGTAGAAAAAAAAGAATTTATGCTCCAGAGATATTAGAAATAATGGAAGGGTCTGCATTAATATCCAAATCTTTAAAACATGATTATATAGGAGTCGATCATATACTTGTCAGTATTTTAAATACCAGGGAGGAACTAGCTCAATTTATTCAAAGCTTAAAAATAGATCTTGGAAAATTATCTAATACTTTAACTGATTTTTTAAAAAATGGTGTTGATAAAACCCCAGCACCCGCTGGGCCTTCTGCTAACCCTAAACCACAAGAAAAGGACGCCATTTCTTCTTGTTGCGAAAACTTAAATAATAAAATTAAAGAAAGAAATACTTTCGAAATATTTGGTAGAGATAAGGAAATAGATAGGGCTTTTGAAGTCTTACTAAGAAAAAACAAGAGTAATGTAATATTTGTCGGCGATGCTGGCGTTGGTAAAACAGCACTTGTTGAGGGTATGGCCGAAAAGATTGTTAAAAGAACTTGCCCAGATCTTCTATTGCACAAAGAAATAATATCCCTTGATATTGCTTCTGTTGTTTCTGGAACTATATACAGAGGCCAGATGGAAGAAAAAATTAAGAATATTTTAGATGCTTTGAAAAAAAATCAATACCTTATTTTGTTTATAGATGAAATCCATACTATTATTGGGTCTGGCACAAGTTCTGAGGGCGGTTTAGATTTTGCAAATATACTAAAACCCGCACTTTCCCGAGGTGACGTGTCTTGCATAGGAGCTACAACCTCAGATGAATATAAAAGATTTTTTGAAAAAGATTCAGCGCTAGATAGAAGATTTGAAAAAATTATAGTAAAAGAGCCATCTAAAGAAGAGGTAAAAGAATTGTTACAAAATGTTAAATTTTCATATGAAAATTTTCATACAGTAAAATATTCGGAAGAAGTAATTGATTTGATAATAAATTTATGCGATAAATATTTACCTAAGCAAAAATTTCCAGATAAAGCATTCGATTTGCTAGATGAATCTGGCGCCAAGACTAAAAAAATACACATCGTTAGACCCAAAGAAGCTATAAAATTAGAATCTAAAATAGTAAAACTAGATCAAAATGACAAGGAATACAAAAAATTACATAAAAAATATGGAGATATTTTAAAAAAGTGGGGAGATGCATTAGAAAACAACAGATTTGATGTTGACAAAGACATTATTTATGGTATATTTGCACATAAATTAAACGCAAGTATCGAAGATGTTAAAAACAATACTAATATTAAAATAGGCAACACAATAGGATTTCACTAAATTTATGAGAAAAGTAAAACGTATAGTAAGTACAATGAAACAAAGCGGGGGTCGGTTTTTTGGCCTTCGGACAAAAGATGGATCTAGTTATAATGCTCAATTCGTCAACGAAACACCTAGTTATGTGGTGATTCACGATCGAAACGCTGGCAAGAAGCGAAAGTTTGCTAAAACTAGTCTCACTGGCCTAAAAATGGGTTCAGTAAGCATCTAATCTTCAAGGCGGTAGAAATACCGCCTTTTTTGTGTAATATAATTAATGGAAGAAGGACAAAAATTAAACATTTCTGAGTTGTTGCTTAATAGATTAGTAGTTGAGACTTCTAATGTAACATTGTCTTTGATTGAAAAAACTTACTTAAAAGAAATTTTTTCTGAAGATTTTTATTTATCTGAAAAGTTTCCGCTGATAGAACAAGTTTCTGATTCCATTAGTATTATAGATAGAAATTTCTATTATGATATATATAAATTTTCTTATGAGAACTTATCTTATTGTATTAAGATTGGAGAAAAGATAGATAATTTTATCTTTGATAAAGAAAAAAAAGCCTTAGAGTTAATCAAAGATCTAAATTTATCACCATTGTATTTTAATACAAGTTCTTCTGAAAATTATTCTTATTTATTAACATCTTTTGAGAACTCCCAATCCACAAAAGAGCTTGGATTGTCTTATACTTATGAACGCATAGAAACGCTCGCTTCAGCTCTTGCAAAAATACACAATCATACAAAACAAGACGAAAATGAGAGAGACTATTTTTTAGATTCAATTTATACGATTGGCGATTTTGAAAACACAATGAGTATTGAATTATTTAATTCTTTAAAAAAAATCGATATATTTCCAGAATGCCAAGACTTACTAAACTCTATAAAAAACTCTATAGAATTGCAAAAATTTCCCGACGGCGAAAAACATTCATGCCTTTGTCACACCAACATAAACCCTGGTTGTATTTTAAATAGACCAGGCCAACTTAAAATATGTAACTTTTATCAAAGTTTTTTCGTACACCCAGCTTGGGATTTAGCTTTTGCGTCTTATAAATTACAACTTAACGAACATCCGATTTATGAAAAAAGATTTTTAGATGCATATCACAAAGAATCATTACTAAAAGAAAACGAATATAGCTATATATTTTATAAACAATTAGCCTATAAAATAATTCTTTATAATTTAGTTTCTAGTTATTTTTATCAACTCACCACCGCGAAGGAGGAAATGGATAACCTACTAACATTGTTTCAACAATACTCAACAATTAGAGAAGTTATACAAGATGAGTTTGCAGAATACATGCCAACTTTAGATGGTATGTTTGCGCCCTTTATTAAAAACATTTAATAACTTTATTTAGGCAAATTTATATTTGCTGGCATATGGAATTTTATACTTTTTGATATATAATATAGCATTATGCCACAATATAACCTATATAAACCAAACGCAAAAAGTACTGGTTGCGCTTTTTCCTTTAAAATTATCGAAAAAGATAAAGAAGGAAACCCAACAAAACCTACATTCTTAATCCAAGCCATCAAACAAGCTAGTTGGGATCAAAACAAGAGATCTGGATCTTTCAGCGCGAATGCTAAAGACCCAGAAAAAAATATCTATTGCAAGATAAATGAAAATGAAGCTGGGGCTATAATAGATACTATTGAAAAGTATTCAGAATGGTCAGCGTTTCATACATATAACGACGATAAAACAAGCCTTTCATTAAAGCCGTATCAAAAACATAATGGTGTTGATGCTTGGTCTTTCGGAGTCATCAAAAACTCTACTCTTAAGTTTGGAATTGGCATTGAGCTAGGTGAAGCTAGAACTTTGAAAAGCCTATTAGAGCTATACCTCACAAGACTTTTTAGTTACGAAGGTTAATGAGTGAATGTTTTAAAGATCTGGGTATTAAATTAGATACTTCCTGCTTTGAAACTCAACAAGAATTATATTATTTTAATTTTTTAACAAAAGTTTTAAACAAAGACAAAATTTTTGAAAAAAATCCTAAATTAAAACAAATTAATGATGTTTTGCCCTTTGATTGTGCGCTTTTAGTTTTAAAACCGTTTGTAACATACAAGTGGCACAAAGACTCAAAGAGAGGTGTTTGTATTAATGCTTTAGTAAGCGATTCAAATTATTTCACTTGCTTCTCTAAAAATTATGATAAACCAGGAGTACAATCAGATATAATCAAACTCGACTATAAAAAAAATAATTTGTATCTTTTTAATAATCAAATTTACCATACTGTCTTTAATTTTGAAAAAGAAAGAATTTTATTTAGTTGTGAGTTTAATTTAAACAAAAATAAATTATCATACGAAGACGCCATCAAAATAATTAATGAAAAAAAAGATTTTAATTCATTCAAATAACACAAAAGCATTTACTGGATTTGGTAAACACACCAAAAACATAATGCGTTATTTGCAAGCTACAAATAAATATGAAATTATTGAGTTTGCTAATGGTACAACTTGGGGTGATCCACAGATGGATCTTAGGCCTTGGAAAGCTCAAGGATCCCTCCCAAACGATCGAGCCACTATAAATGATTTAAAAACAAATCCAGAGAAAAGTAGGGCAGCTGCATACGGATGCGAAATGATTGATCAAGCAATCAAAGAATATAAACCAGATATATATCTAGGAATAGAAGATATTTGGGGATTCACTAACTATTGGAAAAAGCCTTGGTGGAATAAAATCAACCATATGATATGGACTACTTTAGATAGTCAACCAATTTTACCGCTAGCCATGGAAGCTGCTCCCGAAACTAAAAACTTTCACGTCTGGGCCTCTTTTGCAGAAAGAGATATGGTAAAAGCGGGACAAGGTCACGTTAAAACATTACATGGCACTGTAAACACAGAAGATTTCAATCGATTTACAGAAGAAGATAGAAAAAGATTAAGATCTAGATTTGGATTATCTGATGAATTTATAGTTGGTTTTGTTTTTAGGAATCAATTAAGAAAAAGCGTTCCAAATTTACTAGAAGGTTTTAAAATATTTAAAAAAGATTGCCATAAAGCGAAATTATTACTGCACACCCATTGGATAGAAGGTTGGGATATACCGAGGTTGATAGAAGAAAAAGAAATCGATCCGAATGATATTTTAACAACTTACTTTTGCTCTGAATGTAAAAATTATGATATAAGACCTTACAACGGACAAGAACAAAATTGTAGATTTTGTGGCGCTAAAAAAACAGTCAACACTACAAACGTAAAACAAGGTGTAGATGAGGAACAATTAAATCAAATTTATAATCTTATGGATGTATATTGCCATCCATTTACTAGTGGTGGTATGGAAATACCCATTTTTGAGGCAAAATTAACTGGACTTATTACACTTGTTACAAGTTATTCCTGCGGAGAAGATTCCTGCACGTCTGAAAGTGGAAGTTTCCCACTTGACTGGTCTGAGTATCGAGAACCAGGAACCCAGTTCATTAAAGCCTCTACATATCCATCAAGTATCGCCAAACAACTTAAAAAAGTTTGGAACATGGATACAAACAAGAGGTCCCAAATGGGTTGGAAGGCTAGAAAATGGGTAGAAGATAATTACTCTACAGAAGTTGTCGGCAAAAAACTTGAAGAAATTTTGGATAAAATGCCGACCATTGATTATGACTTTGATTGGGATAAAGAAAAACAAAACAAACTAGATTTAAAGGATTTAGTTGACGAGGGAAAATCCCTAGCAATTGTAATGCCCCAAGGCGCGTCTGATTTAATGTGGATAAATTCTATGCTATTTAATTTAAAAGATTTATACCCCGAACATAAAATATATTTCTTTACTAAACCAGAATTTTATCCATTTATAGATGATAATCCAAACGTGCACAAACTTTTGCCATACTCTCCGCAAATAGATAATGTTTTTTTGCTTGAAGGTAGATTAGAACACGGAGGATATTTTGACTTAGCGTTTTTCCCGCATTATGGTGTCGAAAAGTCAAACTTTTTTCACAATGCAAAAGATAAAAAACAATTTGAATTATGTCACATATAGCAGAAGTTTACGCAAAAGATTTAGGAGTTAAAATTGGCGATCCTCAATTAACAACTCATTTTTATCCTAGTTTATTAGATAAATATATTTATTTTAATCCCGAGGTCGATTACCCTTCACAACAATACGCTTATTGGGATGTTGTTTTTTCTATCTTAAAGGAAAAATTAGAAGAAAACAATATTATTATATTTACAGCTCCTAAAATAAACGAGTTGAGCGTTAAACAAAATAATTATTTTATAAAAAAATCTATACTATATGTTGGCACGTCAAGCCATAGAGTACAAATTAGCGACGCTTTCAACATACCGTCTGTTTGTGTTTTGGGTAATATGTTCGAAGATAATTTTAACTTGTTTAAACACGCTAAAGTTTTAACACCAAATTTTTCTGAAATCAAACCATCTTATGAACCTACAGAAAACAAAAATAGAGTTAATGATATTCCCCCAGAACAAATAGCTAAATCTATATTAGATAAATTAGAAATAAAACATGATATTAAATTTAAAACTGAAAGAATTGGTTCCTTTTTTAATTTTGCTACCGCAGAAATAGTTCCTAATTTTTTTGAAACACATGAGCTATTTAAGGGTAAGGCTATAAATCTAAGATCTGACCTACACTTCGACTTAGATAATATAACTAACTGGTGTTATTTTAGTATAGTTAATTTATATGTAAATAAACCATTAGAAGAATCAATTGTATCGCATCTCCCTAACTTAAAACAAATTATTTTTGTTTATGGAGAAGAGCACGAAAAACAAGACTTAACTAAATTTTTTAAAATTTTAAAAAACTATAAAAAAAGTATCGTCATACAAGTTTCCGACAAAAACATAATCTCTGATGTGAGACTAAAATATTTTGACTTCCCAGTTATTCTAAAAGAAGTTCCGTCAGAAGAAATTGATATACCTAAAAACTGTAAATACATATCTAACAAAAATTTTATATCCGATAAAGAATTTTATAATTCAGAATCTTCATGCAAAAGGCTTGACAAATCTAATAATTTTGTTTATGATGAAGCTTCAAAACTAGAATTAGAGAATTTATACTTATATGTCGAAAAATAAAATATATGGACCAGATGCGTGGAAACGCAACGAACACGGACTATTAAAGTCTGTTGATTATGAATTTAACCAAGATGGTTCCGTCAATTGGCGAGCCATGATAAGTCCAGAGCATTTGTATCCGAATAAGGATCACTTTGAAATGCGGAAGATGCCAGTCCCAAATTCTATTGAAGGGCTAGAAGACAACCAACTTTTAATTAAGCTTGGCGGAATCAAGGAGCTTGCAAAGCTTCGCGGCTTTCACAATGTGACTTATGATATCGTGGAGTCTTCAGATAGCCGAGTTGTCGTTCAATGCATGATAAATTGGATAGAAAATTATGAAGGCACTTATGCGCATACTCAAACTTTTAGCTCTATAGCTAACGCCACAACACATAATACAAATGGGTTTGCTGCTAAGTTTTTAGAATGCATTGCAGAGAATCGCGCATTTGTGCGCACTGTTCGCAACTTTCTTGGTGTTCATATTGTTGGAGCTGACGAGATTGACTCTTCCAAGAATAAAGCCCCTATAGTATTACCGCCATCATCCTCTGGAGCGAAGGATATTAGCCCACAAGGGATTCTAAAAGAAAAAGCGGGTACAGACTTCAATTCCTTTAAAGGGTGTCTTAGAGCGTGGTATAAGACTGGCGCTTACACTAATGATCCAGAGATCATTAAAGGATGGGAAGATTATAAAGATGTACCAGCTAAAGAATGCAGAAAATTGCTTAAATTAGTTTAAACTACAACAGTTTCATACAAGGCGGTGTCTATAACGACACCGTCTTTTTTTAGGTCAAACCTCATGTTAAATCCAGAGTTATAAACTCCACTAAATATAGTTGTATTAACCACATCATCAAACACGTATGTATCTTGATCATAATCTAACTCTAAATTTACATATTGGCCACTTTGTTTTTCAACATAAATGTCCATAGTATAGTCTAACTCACTTAATCTGAAGACTTCATCTTTTTTATTAACTGTAACAAAATTATACTGCACATCTTCAAATTTAGACGTTCCGTTTCCAGATCCACTACCACTTATTCTCATATATTGACCTTGATCATTATTTGGTATCGATATATTTTTAATTAAAGGTTTTAGGTAAACATTTGGTTTGCTTTCTATTGTAAATGTGCTTTCAAAACAATTACTTGATTCTGGATTCCTTAAGGATGTTACCTGCACCCTATAAGTTCCATCGATTAAACCATTACATTCAAAAAGTGAATAACCATTACTTTCTCTTAAAACTTCTTTCTGTGTGTATGGTCCAGATTGATTTGTTCTGTAAA